ATTAGGTGAGTCTGACACGACAGGCGGCGCAATTGGCTTTAAACGTGGTGGCAAGACTAAAAATTACGCCTCTGGTGGAATGGTTTCATCTGCGTCTAGACGTGCTGACGGTATTGCCACCAAAGGCAAGACACGTTGCAAGATCTGCTAAAGGAGTTCATTATGTTTACCATGGGATCACGATTATTAGCAGCAGCGCCTATCATGGGCGGTCTATATGCCAAAGGCAAAAAAGATGAGGCTGATAAAAAATCTAAAGAAGAGTTAGACGAAAAAGTTAGACAAGGGTATAAAAACCCCGGTAACGAAGGTCGTCGTAAAGCTGCAATGCCGTCAGAATCTACGGACGATAGCGACAAAGCCAACGCTAACATTTTTACCAAAGAAAAGCGTATGCCTCCTTCTCCTCGCGAAATGGCTAAAGGCGGCAAAGTTTCTTCTGCGTCTAGCCGTGCCGATGGTTGCGCTACAAAAGGTAAAACTAAAGGCACTATGATTACCATGAAAAATGGTGGGATGTGCTGATATGTTAGCCAGCCGTGGAATGGGAGCCATCTCCCCCAGTAAGATGCCCAAAGGCAAGCGTAAAGCTCGTCGGGATGATACTGACTTCACGCAATACGCCGAAGGCGGTAAAGTGAATGCGGCTGGTAATTACACAAAGCCCAGTCTTCGCAAGAGGATTGTGTCCCAAGTAAAAGCCGCAGCAACGCATGGTACTGGCGCAGGTCAGTGGTCAGCACGGAAAGCACAGCTTGTCGCTAAAAAATACAAGGCGGCAGGTGGGGGGTATAGAGATTGAAAGCACCACAGCAATCCCTCAAAGAATGGGGCGACCAGAAATGGCGCACCAAGAGCGGAAAGCCGTCAAGTAAAACAGGTGAGAGATATTTGCCAGAGAAGGCAATTAAATCATTGTCACCACAAGAATATGCGGCCACAACCAAGGCCAAGCGTGCTGGTAAAGCCGCTGGCAAACAGTTTGTAGCCCAACCCAAAGCAATAGCAAAGAAAACGGCAGGATTTAGATGACCACTACCGGATCAACGCTTTTCAATATGGATTTCACGGAGATTGCCGAGGAAGCATGGGAGCGTGCGGGTCGGGAGATGCGTTCAGGTTATGACTTGCGTACAGCACGCAGATCAATGAACCTCATGACCATAGAGTGGCAGAACCGTGGTATTAACATGTGGACGATGGAGCAGGGGTTCATTAACCTAACTCCGGGTCTGGCTACCTACGCCCTGCCTACAGATACGATTGATCTGTTAGAGCAGGTTATCCGTACAGGCCAGAACTCATCTTCTACGCAGGCTGACCTAACAATCACACGTATTAGTGTTTCTACTTATGCGACCATTCCGAACAAACTACAACAAGCCCGTCCAATCCAAGTCTGGGTTCAAAGACTTTCTGGACAAGTTAACCCAACCGATGCGGTCTTGGTTGGAGCCATCACCGCCACGGACACCACGCTCACGCTTAACACGGTGGTTGGGTTAGCAGGATCTGGCTTCTTGCGTTTAAACAGTGAAGACATCTACTATGGCTACATATCAGGGAATACCCTTGGTGGTGTATTCCGTGGTCAGAACAATACAACAGCCGCTGCTCAAGCAGATGGCACGGCAGTCTTCGTACCTCAGCTTCCTGCGGTTACTGTCTGGCCAACACCCGATAACAGCACGTCCTACCAGTTCGTGTACTGGAGACTGCGTCGAGTTCAAGACGCTGGCGCTGGTGCAGAGACGGCAGACATGAACTTCCGCTTCCTGCCATGTGTAGTAGCTGGTCTGGCGTACCACATTGCTATGAAAGTGCCTGAGTTAATGCCTCGCCTTGAGATGCTCAAAGCTGCATACAACGAGCAGTTTGATCTGGCAGCCGGTGAAGACAGAGAGAAGGCGGCCATCCGCTTTGTGCCCCGTCAGATGTTCATTGGTGGGAGTATGTAATGGGTAACCGATTTGCATCCGGCAAAATAGCGATTGCTGAATGTGATCGGTGCGGCCAGCAGTATCAGTTAAAAAAGCTTAAGACTGAAGTCATTAAGCAACGTCAGTATCAGTTATTGGTGTGCCCAGAATGCTGGGATCCAGATCAACCGCAGTTAATGTTAGGAACATTTCCAGTGGATGATCCGCAAGCTCTACGCAATCCGCGTAGGGATACAACGTATGTCACCTCTGGTGTAAACGTTAGCGGTAACCTATCTGGCGGTTCAAGAGACATTCAGTGGGGCTGGCAGCCAGTTGGTGGAGCCAGTTTAAATGATGCAGGATTGACACCAAACTACTTGGTGGCAACGACATTTGTTGGTACAGTAACAATATCTTAAGGAGTTTAAACATGGCTTACACACGATCAGCAGACGGCATTGCTAAAAAGGGCAAAACCGAAGGCAAGAACTTGGGCAATAGCGGCCCAAACCAAAAGGAAATCATGGGCGGTAAGGGTAAAGGTAAGGGTAAAACCAATGCCGACATGCTGTCTATGGGTCGTAACTTGGCAAAGATTGCCGCACAGAAACGAGGCTAATCATGGCTACATTTAGCAAAAAAATGATGGGTAAAGAAGTTGGTGATGCCAAGGTCTACGCCACGCCGCACACAATGACTGGTAAAGTCGTTAAAGCTTCTGAGAACCCCGGCAGTGGTGATGACCACAGCGATGCCGGGACAGTCAATATGGCTGTAGGTAACGTTTATCGTCGTCCTGCACCGGCAGCTAAAACAACTGGTATCAAGATGCGTGGCGCAGGTGCGGCGACTAAAGGTTTTATGTCCCGTGGCCCGATGGCTTAAGGTTTAAACGATGGCACTGACATACGCCCAACTCGTGGCTGCGGTAGTTGACTACACGCAGAACACGTTTGACACGACCACGATCAATACAATGATCAAGCAGGCGGAGCAACGCATCTATAACACGGTGCAGATTGCCAACTTGCGTAAGAACGTCACGGGTGTATTGTCTACCGGCAATAAGTACTTGGCCTGTCCAGAAGACTTCCTGTCGGTATACAGCCTTGCCGTGTATCCGTACAACTCCACAACAGCCACCGGCACGGCTGGTGCTAAAACTATCGTGGTAGCCAGTACAACTGGCATAGCGGTCGGACAGCAGGTCACCGGCACAAACATCGGCACTAACGCCATCGTTCGCAGCATCAGCGGAACAACAATCACTTTAACTGTAGCCAATAGCGGTACAGTCAATACTACGGTCATCTTCCAAGGCGACTACTTGTATCTCCTAAACAAGGATGTGAACTTCGTGCGCGAGGCATACCCTTTGAGTGCACAGGTGTCTGAGCCTAAGCACTACGCAATCTTTGGCCCGCAGTCAGCTAACGTCAATGAACTGTCGTTCATCCTTGGCCCTACGCCTAATGCCAACTACTACGCAGAACTGCATTATTACTACTACCCAGAATCCATCGTGACCGCCCTGACCACATGGTTAGGTGATAACTTTGACTCTGCGTTGCTGTATGGCACTCTGGCAGAGGCAGGAACATACATGAAGAGCGCACCGGAAGACGGCATGTACAAGGTGTACCAAGAACGGTACGTTCAGGCTATTGCGCTCCTCAAGAACTTGGGTGACGGCAAGCAACGTGCTGACGCTTATCGTGATGGTCAGATTAGGGTTCCTGTAGCATGAGCATCCTCCAAACCCAGACGACTAGCTTTAAGACAGAGCTTTATACAGCCGTCCACAACCTATCCACGGATACGCTGAAGATCGCCCTGTACACGGCCAGTGCTGATTTAAACGAGGCTACCACTGTTTACACGACCACAGGCGAGGTAAGCGGTGGCGGATACGTTGCAGGCGGTGTGGCCTTGACCGGCGTAACCATTAGCTCCTCTGGGTATACAGCTTTTGTAGACTTTGCCGATGTAGTGTTTAACGCATCCGTGACGGCACGTTGTGCTTTGATCTACAACGTTACTCAGGGTAATAAATCCATTGCTGTGTTGGACTTTGGGTCTGACAAAACATCTACCAATTTCACCATCACAATGCCTGCTAACACAGCCACG